CTTTTACTTTTGCTCTACCTCTATGTCTTCTATCAAAAGAAAGTAAACTAACGGTATCACCTACTTTAAATACTTTGTTTTCAAATAAACTACCTGCGTGGTCAGCGATTGCCATAATTTTATTTATATCATCTTTTTTGAAATTACTTACCATTACGCCGTCTTTTGTATAAGAGTCAACTTCTTCGTGTCTTATTTTAATTCCTCTGATTTCTTTTTTTAATTTATTCACTACAAAGGAAACTCTACCTTTTGGAACAAGAATATCTAATTGTTTAAAATTACTTTTCTTTAAAGACCTTGGCGTATCTTTTTTATAATCAATTTCATTTATTTTTTTCATTTGGTCGTGTGATTTTTCTAATTTCATACCTGGTTTGAAATTCTTTCCTTTATTCGTTACAACAAACACAACACTTCTTGGATTTACTGACTTTACTTTACCTTTTGCGCCATAGTGTGGACAAGTAGGATTAACATCTTTAACGACATCACCTACACCATAAGTGTATTCAGATAACTCTTGTCTAATCATTTCTTTGAGTTTACCCAATATCTCTTTTTTCATTGGTAGTCCTTTGTGTTTAGTTGATGCGAACTTTTTCACATCTTTCTTTTTCATATCTTTGGCTACATCTTGTGCGTCTTTTGAAAACTTTGACGCAGGTTGTTCACCTTTTTGGATTGACCTAACAATCCCCATAAATTTTTGTTGCTTTTTACTAAGTGCTGGCATTACTTATCTAATTCTATTGGTTTACCACGACTATTTGTAGGGTAAGCTTTTTCTGGCTTACTCAATGCAAATTTTAATGGTGACCAATACTTGTTATTTCCTTCTAACCAATCAATCATTGGTTCAATTTTAAATTCTTTTGTTCCATCAGCATAAACTTGTCCGTCAATAGTGTCTGGCTTTCTTCTGTGTATCGCATCTTTTGGATAGTTTGGAAATACACTTGTTGCTTTGGTATCTAATTTTTTACCTAAATCTTTTAATTTACTTATTGTATCGTTAAGTGATTTTTGTATATCATTGATTTCTGGTGTAAAGTCAACACTATAATCATTTTTATTGACTTTCATTTCATCTAAACGATTAGTGTATCGTGTTGTAATTTTTGATAATTCTTTTAAGTCTTTCACTATTCACCCCTTATGATATGATTAATAATATCTTCTGCTCTACAATAAACTCCACAAGTTCTACCTTGTTGATTATTTACTGATTCGTTCATTGGATGCAAAAATGCTCCGTGTGTTGATGGATTGGAAACAAAATCAAAAGCGATAAGTTCAAAATCATCTCCTACTTTTGAAACGGTGTCTCCGTTGGCCTCTTGAACCATTTCGACACTACCCAATCCTCGTGAACTGATACCTAATTTGATACCATTCTTAAATAGTTCTCGTAATATATTACCACTTGGTGTCGTAAGTATTTCTACCGTACCAACTAAATTATCTCCCTCAAAGTGCATTTCCTTGACATTGTGAGAAACATTTTGTAAATTAACAACTGAACTATCTGGATGGTCTAATTCACCGAGTGCTCTATTTTGTTTTACAAAATTCTCATCATACTTTTTAGATTCACGAACCAATATCTCTCTTGGATATACTCGTCCGTTTTGGTTTTTTGCTTCTGCTCTTTGTAATACACCTTTAACAACTAACTTTCCGTTGTTTTCTTTCATCGCCTCATTTATTTGAGTCGGTGTAATGTTAAATGGTATATAATCTACTATTACTTGTTTCATATCTGTCCTTAAAATCTAATTAAACGTTTTTTCTTTAATAATTTGAAGAAATCGCCTTTTGACATACCTCTCCACTTACCAATAGTTTTATCTCCGAGAACTATATCAGTTCCGTCTAAGTAAACGGAGTCCGAATAATCACTTGCCGAATTAAGACCGAGTGCTGTTAATATATCACCCATTTGAAATGTTTTACTCATACCATTAGTATATCTACCTGCTACCACTAAATCAAAATCATAAGTCATTTTGTCTTTATTACCTCTTGCTACCATCGCTTTTGCAATCTGTCTTGCTATATCTGGTGTTACTCGTCCTTTGAAATCCTGTGCTTCATTTAATGAACCAAAAAATCTTTCGTATTGTTCTTTTAAATTTTTCATTTTAAATTTCCTACTTTGTTTGCCATCTTTACTAATCTTTCTGAAATCTTGGTTAGTGCTTTATGTGTGTTCTTCCAATAATCTTGTGAATTCATATTTAATTCGGTCTTTAATTTTAAGTTCATTTTCACGGTTTTGTCTAACTCGTTTAATGCGTCTCTAATTTCTCTCATTGAACGACCAATCTTTTGTTTTGGTGTCATAGATTCGTCATTTCTCCAATCGTGATAACGACCTTCACCTAATCTTTGTTTTGTTTTGAAAAAGTGTGCAAGTTTTCCTATATCTTTTTCAGCTGTTAGAATATATTCATAATAATCATTATATTGTCTATCTTTAAGTGTTTTATCACCAATATTATAAATCTTTATATAATCTTTTCTTATTTTCTGTAAACTTTTATGAACTTTTTCTAATGCACTAACTTCTTGTTGAGTAACTTCTTTAACTGGCTTGTATCCACCTGCGTGTGTAATTTTTTTAAGTTTCTTTTTATCTTTTTTTCTTTTACTTCTAAATGCGTAGGGTGTATCGTAGTAAATGCCAGTTCCCATTGGGTTTGCTGCACCTGCTGAAGCTGTTGTTGAAGCTTCTTCAAGTTCTTTAACTACAAGATTTTTTATGTATTCTTTTAATTTAGCTATTACTTTTGCGCGATTGGACATATTTGATTTCCTTAATTAGTTCATAGTATCTCATCAATGCAACCACGTGTTTATCTTTCACGATTTTTCCTTTTGTAGCTGTGTCAGTATATTCAATAGCTTCTGATAATTTAATCTTAGTAATTTTATCGTTCACTTTTGGTAGTAAAGACTTTAAAGCTCTTTTGATTTTTACTACTTCTGAATCAATAAACTCTTTTAACGAATTTGTATTAGATACATTGCTGATATATTGTTTCAACAAGTTTTTTTGATTTTCATTTAGAGATTTATACTTAGAATTAAACTTATCAACTAATAATTGATAACTTAACAACCTTAAATCTTTACTTTGTTCAGTAAATTCATTTAAGTTTTTCTTTTTCACTCTATTTAGTTTTGTTTGAGTGATGTGTTCTGTAATTGTTATTGATGAATCTGTTTTTTGGACTGGCCCAAAGTCTTCTTTTCCAACTTCTGATTGAAAAACACGATACACGGATGCCATAACTTTAAAGTTAGGTATTCTTGTGTTAAAGAATTCTTTTATATCATAATTCTCTTTAATTGTTTTAATTAAATTGTATTTTTCGTTTGCCAAACGACGATTTGACAATTTTCTACGACTTTTGACTACTGCCTCTAATAAGGACGATGCGTGAGTCAAGTTTTTGTATTTTTTATTCAATAAGATTGAATATAATTCGTATTCTTTACCTAATTCAGTATTTTTATTAAAGAATTCCTTAAATAATTTAACTGACTTAGGGCTTTTTGTGTCATTTATCACATCTACTGTTATTTGACGTGATAAAAGTTCATAAAGAATACCTGTATTCTTTATCTTATTATGTTTTACATAAGACATTTGAGCTCCAAAGTATTTTTGTGTATTTTATCAATAATAAATATAAAACTTTCAAGAAATCGGTTCTAATCTTGTCCGTTTTCCTCTTTATATTCATTATATTCTTGTTCTAATTCATCAACTTGGTTAGTTTCTTGTATTATGTTTTTTGACTTTTTACCCATAGTTTTTTTCAAAGCATCGTAGTGTGCTAATGCTAATCCTCTACGATTTTTTGTTTGTTTCCCTAATGGGTCACGACCTCTTGCTCCACTATCTTTAAATGGTTTATTCATTTCTTGTGGGCGACCACCTTGTTGGTCTTCTGGTCTATCATCTTCTTTTTCCTCTTCTGGAAATGGGTCAAATATAGAACCTGCTATGGTATCCGGTGGTGTTTGAGCATCGTCTTGTCCGATACCTACGGCTGCCATATCACTTGGTGTTCCAATTGCGTCTCCTGTTTCCATTGGGTCATTACCTTCCATCTCAATTTGAGAGTGTCTGAATTTTTGTTTTTGGTCATCAATGATTTGATTTTCAATTTGAACTTTTTCTTTGTCAGAAAAGTTAAATATATTATCATAAATCCATTGATAAGGTAAAATTTTATCACTTAACATATCACGAGCTAAGTTTACTTTCTGTCCGAACAATTCTATCTTTTCTTGTTCATACATAGTTGAAGGACTTGCTAATTCTAATTCAAAGTTTACTAAGTCTTCATCTACATATCCTTGTGAATATAAGTGAACAACTGCAATCTTTGTTAACTCCGATACTATAATTCTTTGTATTCTTTCAATGGTTCTTGCAAATCTTACATCTTCTGCTGCAAGTGTTGCTTTACCACCGACATTTTCATCAAACCCTAAGAATGCTTTTGGAACTCTTAGTGATGCTAATAATTTGTTTTTTAAATATTCAACATCTTCGGTTGAGTCATAATCAATACCACCTAACTCATTAATTTCTGTTCCACTATCTCCACCACGAACTGGCAAAAAGAAATCTTCTGTTAGGTTTTGTATGTTGTATTTAAGATTGTATTCACCTGTTGCTTCATCAAGATAAGGTGTCTTTTTCATTTTGTTGATAATTCTTTGCATATAATTGTCAACTTCATTTGGTGGTATATTACCAATATCAATCTTGAATACTCGTTTAGAAGGTGCTCTCATAATTCTGTGAATTAACATAGCGTCTTCCATAAGTGTTAATTGTTTCCAAATCTTACGAGTTGCTTCAACCATAGATTTTCCGTAAGGTAAGAAATTACTATCGTTTGCTAATCTAAAATGTGCGATTTGGAAGTTTTCAAATTCTATCTTTCCTTTACAACTTGGCTTTTGGCCGAAATACGGGTGTGCTCCCTCAATACTTTCTAAGTAGAACTTAGTGTAGTAAGGATTTTCAGGGTCTTCTCCCTCAGAACGAATAACTTCATAAGGTGATAAAGGAACTACATTTGTAATACCATACTTATCACTTATATCTAAGTATAGAAAGAAATCTCCATACTTAACCATATTACGAACCCAAGGCCATAGGTTGAACTCAATGTTCATAATGTCATAAAATAAATTATTTAAAATATCTTTAATATTGTCATTGTCAGATTTAATATCGATAACTTGTCCATACTCACCTTTCATAGTAGACTCATCAGAATATATATCTAATGCAGATGATATGATTGGGTCTGAATCCATACTTTCATAATCTTTGAACAATGCTAATCTTGCCGCCATAATCTGATGAACGGTAGAATAACCTGTTCCAACTAAATCTAAGTTATTGTGTAATTTAGTATATCTATCAACTAAATGTGATTTTACTTGTTTTTGCACTTGGTCTGTATCAGCAATCTTTAATTTCTTGCCACCTACATTTCTTACGATAACATTTGTAGAAAATAATCTTCTCAATCTCCCAAATAATGTTGTATCAGCCATTTTTTACCTCACTTTTATAAGAGCCACGTTAAGTCCTCTTTTTCTTTACCTGTTTCCCAATCCCAACTATCATTTTTCTTGATGTCGTCATTGGTGTATAAACCCTCATTGTCCATCATACGACTGAGAGTTTTCTTTGTTAATTCCACACCTTGTGTTCGTAGTCTTAAAGCTGTATCACGAACCCAAAGTCCAATAGCAAACGACATAACCAAATCATCATTGTATCCGGTCATCGCTTGCGCTCTGTTATTTATATAGACGAAAGTCAGTAGTTCATCAATCAAACGATTACTACGAACCACTACACTTTCCTCTCTAAAAAATTCTTCTAACTTACTAATAATTAGTGGTCTCTTTCCTTC